TATGGACACGCCCGACGATATAATCGAAAAGGAGGCATATTACTATTGTGAAAATAACGGTGTTGATTACGATATGGACTTTTTAGAGCAGTTTAAGAAGCAATATATCTACTCACACCTACCAATTCATTTGCGTATTAAATCGTTCGATATAATGCGCGATGATGCCGTTATCGAGCAAATCAAACAACGTGTTAAAGAATGTAACGAGTACCTAAATCAAATCAAAATAAATAACTAAAACCTATGCAAGTAGAAGGAAAAATCAAAGTGATTGGACAAACAGAACAAGTGTCCGACAAATTCAAAAAAAGAACATTCGTTGTTGAAACAAAAGGGCAATACCCTCAGTTTATTTCAATAGAATGCAACCAAGACAAAACAGCGTTGTTAGACTCTGTTCAAGTCGGGCAAGAGGTGACTGCTCACATCAATTTACGAGGTCGCGCATGGACTAAAGACGGCGTTGAAAAGTATTTCAACTCTATTGAGTGTTGGAAACTGGACGGTTTAAAATCACCTGAAAAGCCAATCTCAGAATTAGACCCATTCCTATCCTAAACAACACAAAGCGGGGCGGTGTAATGCTGTCCCGCTTGTTTAAAACAAACAAAATGAAACAACCCGACAATTACATCACAGTTAAACACCCTTACGCAAACGCCTTAAAGTGGCTTGACATGGGGCTAAAGGACTTGAAAAAATCAGAACGATTGCTTATCGCTTCATCGTTTGAGCAGGACGAAGATAACCACAAAGCAATGATACAACTCAAAGAACAACGCCGCGAACTGAATAGGGCTAAGGCGATACTCGAAAAACATTTGGAACAATGAGAAACCACTTTGTTACACAGTGGCTAAAAGAAAAGAAGCCGTTAGCCACTATCCTAATCAAACATAATTGGATGGTAGGAGTGATGCAAGAGTATGCCGAATGGTATCACAATAAAATGACACAGAAAAAATGACCATCAAACAACTCAAAGAACTTGATATGGAACGGCTCAAAGTAGCGCATCCTTTAATGTGGCAAAACCATCCTCACGCCGTTGTTCCATACGACTATAAACAAAACAGTGCAAATAGTTTAACCCGTTGCATTGTCGATGCGATTAACTTCACAGGGGATTTTGCAGTTCGTATCAACAACGGTGGTACTTTCCGAAAAGGCCAAACGATACATGGTGCAAACGGGGTTATCAAAATGAAAGATACCTATTCGTTTAACGGGACTAAAGGCGTTGCTGATATTGATGCGATGAAATCTAAAATAGTTGACGGAAAAAAACAAGCTATTCCAGTTAAAATCGAAGTCAAGTTTGGAAAGGACAAAATGTCCCCACACCAACACGTAATGAAAGAACGTATAGAACGCGCTGGGGGAGTCTATCTCATTGCACACAACCTCGAACAATTTTGGACAGAATGGGAAAAGATTTGAACAATCATGTACAACCTATGTATAATTATATATATTTGCAACAAACAAACAAAACACAAACAAAATGAACTATCAGGAATTTTTAAAACAAAAACAAAAAACATACGTTTTTTCGGGATTTGATGTTAACGAAAATGAGTTAAACAATAAAATGTTTGACTTTCAAAAATTTATTGTTAAACGAGCATTAAAGGCTGGTAAATATGCAATATTTGCTGATTGCGGATTAGGCAAAACATTAATGCAACTTGAATGGGCTAACATGGTAAACAAAGAAACCAATAAGCCTGTATTGATACTCGCCCCGCTTGCTGTTGCAGGACAAACGATAAAAGAGGGGTCTAAGTTTAACATCGACGTTTGCAGATATGATGGTAGTAGTGTGCCAATACAAATTAGCAACTACGAGCAACTTGAAAATATTGATTGCAGTATTTTTTCGGGAATTGTTTTAGATGAGAGTTCAATTCTTAAAAACTTTGAAGGTGCTACAAAAAAGTTGATACTTGATTTATTTGCTAAAACACCTTACAAACTTGCATGCACAGCCACACCAAGCCCGAACGACCCGATGGAGTTAGGTAATCATTCAGAGTTTTTAGATGTAATGAGCCGTAATGAAATGCTTGCAATGTATTTTGTTCACGATGGCGGGGAAACAGCTAAATGGAGATTGAAAGGACACGCTACAAAACTATTTTATCAGTTCATTGGAAGTTGGGCTATAATGCTTAATAAACCTTCAGATATTGGATTTGAAATGTTAGGTTACGATTTACCTACTTTGAATTTAATTGAAAATCAAATTACAACTCCGAAAAGAGATAACGGTAGTTTGTTTAATGATGCGATAATTTCAGCAACAAATTTTAATGCTGAATTACGATTGACAAAAAAAGAACGATTGGAGGAAGTTGTAAGAATTGTAAACAGCAGACCGGAAGAAAATTTTATCATTTGGATTAAACAAAATGAGGAAGGTGAAATGCTTAAAAAACTCTTGCCCGAAGCAATAGAAGTAAAAGGTGCTGATACAAACGAATGGAAAGAAAAACAGCTTTTAGGATTTGCTGAAAATAAATTTAGAATACTGATAAGCAAAACGAAAATTGCATCATTCGGAATGAATTATCAAAATTGCCGAAATCAAATTTTTGCATCATTGGACTTTTCATTTGAGGGATTATATCAGGCAATACGCAGGAGTTACCGATTTGGACAAAAGAATGAAGTAAATATTTATTTAATAACTACAGACACCATGGCAAATGTAAAACAATCAATAGACACCAAACAAAAACAATTTGAAATTATGCAAGACGAAATGGGTAAGGCTGTAAACGCTAATTTAAATGGACAGTTGATGAATAATGCCGACTTTGATTTAACCGAAGAAAAAAACGAATGGTATAAAATCAAAAGAGGGGATTGCGTTCAATTAATTACAGAACTTGAAAATGAAAGTATAGGGCTTTCTGTTTTTTCTCCTCCATTTGCAGAGCTTTACACATATTCAAGTCATTTAGAAGATATGGGAAATTCAAAGGATTATAACGAATTTCTTTTACAGTTTGGTTTTTTAATAAAGGAACTGAACAGGGTAATGATGCAAGGAAGAAATGTTGCTGTTCATTGCATGGACTTACCTATCCAAAAGGGAAAACATGGATTTATAGGACTACGTGATTTTAGTGGGTTACTTTTGAAAGCGTTTGAAGATGCTGGTTTTGTTTATGCAAGTAGAATAACAATTTGGAAAGACCCTGTTATTGAAATGCAAAGGACAAAGGCACTTGGATTATTGCATAAACAAGTGAAAAAGGATAGCACTATGAGTAGGGTTGGAATACCTGACTATGTAATGATTTTTAGAAAGGATGGAGAAAGGAATAACCCTGTTAAAAATACCGATTTGCCTGTGGACTTGTGGCAAAAATATGCATCTCCTGTTTGGATGGATATTGACTACGGAAATACTTTACAGGGTTTTAGAAATGGAAGAGAAGAAAATGACGAAAAGCATATTTGTCCGCTACAATTAGATACTATTGAACGGTTAATACACCTTTATAGCAACAAAGGAGATACTGTGTTTACTCCATTTATGGGAATTGGAAGTGAAGTATATCAGGCTGTTAAAATGGGTAGAAAAGGAATAGGATTTGAATTAAAAGAAAGTTACTTTGACTTAGCAAAATCTAATTTAAAATCTGCTTTATTAACAAAAAATCAATCAACTTTATTTTAAATTGATTTAGTTTATTATATTTGCACAATCGGAGTAACGAACCGATTTAATTTAGGTCAACAATGAAATTTATACCCTCTGAAAGTTCGATGCAAGGAGTTGACCCCTTGCTGGTTTCGTAAACCAAATCGAACTCTCAGGGGGTTTTTTAATTAGCAGAATGAAGGAATCAATGATAGTTTATCGTTCTTTTTACGAAAGCATAAAAGAACTACCAAAAGAGAACCAAGCGGAATTATGGGAGGCTGTTTTTAAGTTAGGTTTTGAAATGAAGGAAATAGAATTAAGTGGAATTAACAAAACTATATTCACTTTAATTAAACCACAGATTGAGGCTAACAACAAAAAGTTTATAAAAGGCTCACAGTATGGACACTTAGGAGCTGAACATGGTAAAAAAGGAGGCAGACCAAAACCCCCATCAAACCCCCACCATAACCCCCAAATAACCCCCATCAAACCCGCTAATGTAAATGATAATGTAAATGATAATGTAAA